TGCAGCAAAACGCCACCATCCTCGCTCAGGTAGGTAGTCTCTTCTGTAGATCCTGCAGGAGGCCAGATGGCTGTGTCAGGTTGCCAATTCGCGTCAGGGTTAGGGAACTTGACCGTCACCCTATTGAACTTCTCGTCCTTGCTCTCGCCCTTGATGTTGATGCCACCGATTATCGTGTCAGTGGTAAACGTCATCACACTCGAGCTTGACCCGTCTATCTTCAGTCGGTATTCGCCCTGGGTATACGGCAGGAAGCCACGACATCCGAGCAGCAGAGTGTTCAGGTTGTCGAACAGGGTCTTGGATGTATCTAGGACAGCGTTACAAGTGAATGTCTTTCCAGTTGTACCACCGCTATACAGCGTGACAGATTGATCGCAGTCATCTGCCGCATCACCTATCAGGGTGTCGTCTATGGCGCTGCTAGGTAGTCCTTTGCCGTATCTGCTGTTAGTCAGATAGTCTCGGATACATAGTGCAGGATTGTCCGACCAAGCAGTTGTTGCTGTCCTTGGATCGTATACCTTTCTACCTTTGACCAGCGCTGTGATCTCAGGAATACCAGAGAAAGCCTCTTCATCCCAAGTAAACCTCATGCCAAGAAACGCCACACCGCGCAAACGGTGATCTGCTGTCCAGAACTCGTTAGCCTCACGCAGCAATTGATTGTTGGGCATTGTCTGAGAGTCAGTGCCTAGGTAGGTGTTATAGCTAATCAGTCCAGAGTATTTACTGTCGGTTATCGGTAGGTCATCAACATAGATATCAGTGATGCTCTCAACCTCACCCTCGCATAATACTAAGGCGATATACAGGTATTTGTTTGTTGGTGTTGCGGTAGTGGTCGCGTAGCTCTCTGTATCAGTGTCGTAATCAGAGTACCAGTTAGTTGCTCCACCAACTTCCTTATACGTCCCGTCCGTAGACACGAACACCCGAACACCGCCAACGCGCCTCTCACCATAGATAACAGGTATCTGCTCGATGTTGGACTCTTTGTTGACCAGTACACCGCGCTGCTCGTCGTTAGCTTTCTTAGCGGCCTTCTGTGCTTTTTTCGCCTGAATGTAAGATACAGCACCAGAAGCAACTGAAAATATAGCGGCTACAACTGCCCAAGGAAAAGGCATCAGTCTTTACCCCACTTAATATCCTTCGAGGTTTCGGCAGCGAACTCGAACCCAAGATCACCAGCAAAATACAACTGCTGGGTGTTGTGATTGGTCTTCCTGCCGTTTATTAATTCGAAGTCTTTCCAATGACTAGCAACCTCTACATCAACTGAACTTGTGTTCTCATCATCAACAATTGCGTAGCTGACGATTCGACCATCGAACGTAAGTATTGGCGCGCCTATAACAGAATCACTGCTATCCAGGACCGCCTTCCATATGCGGGTTCTGACATCGATGTAATCATTATTGAAGAATAGAGAGACATATGTCTGACTGACGCCAGAGAATCGTATGCTTAGGGAGTTGATCTGCAATTCAGAGCTTTCAGATATTTGATCTATCTCTAGGATGTCCGAACTGCTGTCGAACGTAGTGCTGAGCGCAGACACGTCCCTCGCCCAATCAGTTATCTTGATCGGGGTCGTAAAGTCCATCTGGATTAGGTTGGCAAGATTGAGATTATCGCTATTCAGCGCAGTAATCGTTGCCGAATCGATATCTCTGCTCATATCGCCTCGATAAAGTCTACTTCATAGCTATAGGTGAGATCAGTGGCAACAGCATATTCCTGCACGTCATTATTGAGCCTGACGGTGAAGGGCACGTCATCATGCGTAATTGCCTCATTGTCAGATACTGCTGCAACCAGGGCAGGCTGGAAGCTCAGAGTCCCAGATCCCGCTCGATCAGCGGTAGCCATATATACTTTGCTGTGATTGGCGAACTTAAATACGTCACCCGCCTTCAGAGTGCCTGTGAAGCCGTCTATGGATAGAGTTGTGTCCCCTATACTACCTGCCGCTGCAGCCAATATACTGCCTGAGACGCTGCCAGAGGAGCTAGAAAGCTCTGGCAGCACGATAGTGAACGTCTCCGCCATACCTCGCTGAGCCATAACAAATCCCATAACAGGCGCAAATTCAGCCCTAGTCATTGGAGGATAGGCAGCAGAAAACGTGAAGCGCTGACCGCCGATATTTCTGACCTGGGTACGACCAGAGATAGTCTGGCTCTTCAGGTTGAAGAACTCGCTGCGGAAGTTCGCTGCATTGAATACTGGTGTTGTCGGGTAGGTTCCACTCATACGATTGACGCTCGGCCTCTGTTATTCATGGCCTGGTTAATTATACTGACTAGCTGCCCTCGACGCTTGTACAGAAGTTCATCGAAGCCCTTAGTGTCTACGGCATTGATATTCACGGTCACACTGACAGGCTCGCTCTGGCCTTTCGTGTGATCGATTACAGTCTCATTCGGGTGCAGTATCGCAGGAAATCCGCCCTTGCCGTCCACGCCTCCAGTGCGCGCCCCCATCCCGGTAAATCCGCCACCCTCAAACGAGCCAATAGTCTGCCCGGCAATCGCTGCAACACTGGCATAACCCATAGCCTTGATAATTCCAGCCATGGCAGGACCAGCCGTACCATAAGTGGCTAGAGCCTGCGCTGCGGCTTGCTCGGTAGACACTATGGCATTAGCTATTGCGATACCCTGGTTGACCAGGAACGCAGCCTTCTGGGCCTTAGATCCCTCCTCAAAAGCACCCTCAAGCTTAGATGCAGTCTGACTCAGGAAGTTGATCGACTTCATTCGCGTCTGCATATCTTGCAGAGCAAACTTCTCCATGTTTTCTGATCTTTGCTTGGCTAGTGCAGCAATTGACTGCGTATATTGCTCATCGCTGATTATGTCGTCATCACGATATTGATTAAGCTGATCAAGCTGCTCGCGATACTTGAAAACGTATTGATCTCTGGCTGTTCCAGATCTCTCGAATATCTTCTGCATGAGATCTTCAGCGTCTTCTTGCTGCTTCATGACCTCCAGCCTTTCTTGCAAGACATCGATCTCTCGCAGTTGGCTCGCAGTGGCTTGCTGTAATGCTGCATCTCTAAGCGATATCATGCGCTCGCTCATTCCGTATACAGCAACCTCTCGACGCATCGTCTCGATGGTCTCTTCAAGCTCATCTCTGTTGTCTTTGGCTGATTCAGTGTTGTTCTGTAGAGCGCCATCAAGATCCGCAAGGGCAGCAGTTATAGCGTCTACATATTGCTGTCCCTGCTCCGCCTCCATTGCGAACTCACCGGCAGCGGCAGCAAGCTCTATAAAGTCATCACTAACGCTATCGCTCTCCGCTAGGGTAGCCAGCATAGCTACTAGAGCAGTCTTAGATCCATCTACCCCGCGCGTGACCTGTAGGGATGCTTCTCTAAGCGCCAGAGCCTGGTCAACGGTAATCCCCATTTCGGAGGCAAAACGATTAAGTATTACTGTGTTACCGCGTACAGCGTTACCTGTAGTGGCTTGTGTGAATACGAAATCATCTAGGGTGTTATTGAGACCCGTCTGCGCTAATCTCACTGCATCCATCGCAGAGATCATCTTCTGGCGCAAAACTATCTCAGAGTAGTCTCTATTGCTTCTTGCGAGTTCCTCGAAGCCCTCAGTCAAGGTGAAGACACCTTCACTGTTCACCGTCATCAAGGTCTCGTTCAGATCCTTAAATATCTCTTCTAGTTTCTTACCCTCTTGCCCTGCCTCGAAAAGTCTTGGCACCATAGACGTAGCAATCAGAGCGCCAATAGAGATGATCGCACCAGCAACGACACCGCCAGTACCTAATACAGATGCAATTTGAGATCCTTGTTGGCCGATGATCAGGCCGAGGTTCTGACCACCCTGAAGCTGAACAGCAATATCCTGAAACTGATAACCAAGCTGCGCGACACCGCCACGCATCATGCGAACGCCCTTGTTGGCTTCTTTGTAGTTACCGTTGGAGTTACGAGTGACCTTATTCGCTGATTGCGCGATCTTCTCGTAATTGCGAACCTCAGCGTTCAGCCGTTTTAGCTCGTCTTCACTTTGCTTGAGTGCTTTATGGACAGCCTCGAATGCGGCTACAGCGCCTTGGTCCTGGCCCTTAATCCCTATGATGATGTTTTGGTCGGCTGCCATTTTTTAACTTCTCGTTACGAATCTTGAAAAAGGTAAACCAGTGAGTGAACTCCTCAATGGTCATATCAAAAATGGCTGAGAGTGGCTGGCGCAATTCATACGCCAACTCATAAATCAGGTATAGCTCAGTAGGCTTACCCTCTTTATCGACTAACTTTTTTTTCGATCTTCCTCTGACTCTGTGTCAGGTATCAGAACGAAGTTAGCAAGACGCTGAACAATCTCAGGGTCTACTGACTTCCTGAGCTTGAACTTGTCATCAATCGAAAATACAGCCTCACCCTTTTCGTCCGTCAAACCAAAGATAACCGCGTAAAGCATGTAATCCGTGGTATCACCGCTCGATCTGGCAAGCCATTTGGCTTTGTCATCCAAAGTGAGATTCTTGCTGTAAAGCGTAGTCTCCCACTCTGGTACTTCTATTGATCGAACTGCGCGAGAACTGAAATGAGTGACGGCTGCATCGATTAATTTCATATTAGGCTACTGTACCCTCTGTTAGTGCTCCAGTGCCTTGAAATGATAGACTAGCCTCGACCAAACCGTCAAACGACGCATTTACGGTTCTACCCGTAACCAGGGCAGTACCAGACAGTTTGTGATCGCCAGTAGTATTACCTTCCATCTGGAAAGACAGAGTAACCTCTGACCCTACAGTCAGCGCGCCCTGGCCTGATGTGTCAGTGTCGTCGAACATGACATCGCAAGAGCCGGTAAAAGACTTCAAGCTTGCCTTGTATGTACGGCTAGTATCACCCATAGAAGTGTCTTCCAGGGTGTCCATGCTTTCTTCAACGGAATAGCTCTTGATCTCAGCAATTGCATCGCTTCCGACCAATACAGTTCCGCCACTTCCGCTAAATGTCGCCATTATCTATATCCTCAGCAGTTTCGGTTTTAACAGGTTTAGTTTTCTTAGGAGTGCGAGTAGCAGGTTCAGCCGACCAGCCCTTGCGCTCCATGTTAGGCAAATCTTCCTCCCAGATAATCTGAGTGTTTTTGCCTTTGTAGATCGTAATGCGTTTAGCCATTATACCTCCTAAACACTCGTCTCTGGATCATTCTCAGCCGCACAGTAGGTGACCTCGATCCGCATGATACCAACACATGCAGGTTGCTCACCGTCACCCGATACTTCACTTGTGAAGCCGAGAATCTTAGTATCTTTAGCAAGGCCTCCAAGCGTGACATCAGCCACGATAGCCTCTTCCACTTCGAGCGCAATTTGGTCAATCGTATCGTCGTATCCACTCGTTGCTTTCACATACGATTCAACGACGACGTTCAGTATTCTGTGTACAGATCGAGGCGGGCTAATAGTCTGATAGGCCGAACTCTCGTCCTGCGTGTAAATGCATAGACCAGGCAACTTGTTTGACCCAAGTGGATAAACCCGGTGATTGAACACCTTGCTGCCTGTAGTTGTCAGACCAGTACACGCGGTGATTACCGCATCCCGTAACTGCTTTCGCATGTGAGCCATTAATCAAGCTCCAACACTAATTCAGTCATCCCGTTACCATCAGACATGATAACCTTAATGGTATATGGTACTGAGTCGATCTCCAGAGCATCGCCCTCGACGGAACCGGAGATATCTGCTGTCTTGCAGAAAAAGCGCGGCTGCTGCATTGCAATACCGACGCGACCACCTGCCTCGACCTCTTCGTAAATATTATCTAAGATGCCTTTTACGGTCTTATGTGAACTCGTAGCAGGATCGAAGATAGCATCGACACCGAAGTCGGCTAACATTGCATCTCTCTCTGCTGCGGTCTCTACGGCCATTACTTAGGCTTCCTGGTCCTTCTCTTCGGCTTGTCGTCCGAGGTATCCAAACCTACCGAACGATCAACCTTAATCTCTGGCTCTACCGCAGGCATGATTCTTCCGATGCCCATTAAGCCTACAACGTCTTCAGTCACTTCTATGATGTCACCTTTTTTACGAGCTACTCGTTCGATGACACAGTCTTTCATTACTTCGTATTTCATAGACTCTCCTAAAGAAAGGGAGCGAGCAAGCGCCCGCCCCCATTCATAGTCCTACTTACGCACCATCGTTACCGAATGCGAAGCTCACAGCGTGACGTACTGCTACGTCTACTGATTGCAGAGCAACAACTCGGATAGTACCAGTTGTAGAGGCGGTGTAAGGATCAACGACGATGTCGAGTCCACCGAACATGCCAATCAACAGATCAGAGAAGTTACCGAAGTACAGGTTACCAGCAGTACACTGATTAGATACGATTGCTCGATATCCGTTCATTGTGCCGCCTGGCTCAACAACAAACTGAGCAGTACCAGTGGCCTTCTCAGTAGTCTTCAGAGCGCCGTACATGCTTGCAGGCAAGATGTAAGCAAGGTTACCCAGCAGAGCGTTGTCTTCAGCGACAGCAGTCTCCAGAGTTACAACCTCAGCGAAAGTTGGGTTAGCAGCACCGAATGCAGTAACAGTGTTAACACCAGAAGTGTTCAGAACACCAGTTGGCGCACCGCTTGTGCCAGCACCTTCCAGACCTGCTGCATCGATTGTCAGAGCAATCGCAGAAGTCAGGTCATCACGGATCAGAGCCTCAACGTCCAGAGAGCTTTGGATGAGAAGCTGACGAGTTACGTCAGTGAAAGCACCCAGAGTCTTCGGAGTCATAGAGACCTGACCGACAGTCATTTCGCTCTCGCTCGCAGCGCCACCTTCAGTAGCGATCCAGCCAGCAGTTGCAGCAGCAGTCTTCTTGGGGATCTTAACATCGCCAGA